CGGATAGAAGCCGCAAAACTTGGTGTGCCCGATAAGGGCGATATTGGCGTTTGAACGTCCGTCAACCATTTTCGTGATCTCAGGAAAATGGTTTTACTCTGTCCCGGAAAGGCTAGGTGATCTGTGCTGGCTGATGTCGTTGTGGCTGCTGCGTGCAGCAAGTGTCAAGTTGAGAGCTTAACCATCGTGCAGAATCCGAATCAGCAGGTTTACAGCGTCGAAATAACGGCGCCGCTTAAGCCGCTGCCATCGGTGACGACTTACACGGTGATTACTCCCGTTGGGCCTGGCGGACTCATTTACGGCCGAAATCGGGTAGGCCGATTGCCACAATTCCGAATTCTGCAAATAAAGCCAGGGGAGACTAAATGAGAGCGGTAAAATTCGTGCCGTTTTGGGTTGTCTGGCCTGTTATTCAGCTACTCGCGCCATACATCATAAAGCTGGTCATTCCCCTCATCTTACAAAAGGTGAGGGAAGCGGACGAAAATGGCGATATGGTGACGATTTCTGATGACGAAATTGCCAAGTTCCTCAAGCGGCACGAATCGCATTTGAAAGCGGTATATCAGAAATGATCAGCTTGATTACTGCTTTAATCCTGGCTCAATCATCCGTGCCCTCGGTGGTGGTTCAACCATCGACTGAGGAACGGGTGGTGTTCAGCCATCACGGGTTCACATATTTTGTAGGCAAGCAGACAGGTCAGGTGGTGGTTCTTGGCGACGGCAACCCGACACCGCCGCCAACTCCGCCACCTGTACCGCCTCCTGACAATAAGCCAGTAGTTAAGGATGTGGCTTGGTTCTCGCTGATCGTTGACCCATCAGACCCGGAACAGGCGCAATGGCGAACAAACAGCGTAATGCGCGGCCTGCTGAAAGATGCAGGGGTACAGTTCCGAACGTATGCCGACACGGAAAGGGACATCGACCTTCTGAATTTTCGAGCAGACGTTACCTCGACCGGATTGCCAATGGTAATTCTGCAAGACAAGAGCGGAAAACTTGTACAGGTCAAGAAAGTAACGTCGATTGAAGAACTCAAACTGATCGCAGCGGGGCTGAAATGATCGAAGGCTTGGAACAATGGGAACTGCCAGACGGTCAAACGGTTTTACTTGGCAACCAAGAGCCGCCCGTCAGTCTGATCCTGCCCGTTCGCGGTGTTTTGCCCGATGTGCCCGAACATAAATGGCAAGAGTTCGACTATCGATCAAACCCCGATTACAAGGTTTCAATCAAAAATCAGGGCTCTTACGGGGCCTGTAATGGTCATGCAGCAGCCTCATCGCTGGAAGATGCCCGTTATATCGCAGGGCTTGGCTATGTGCCCTTATCGGCCTGGCTGGTTTATGCTGATTTGTGTGGTGGTATCGACCGGGGCAGCTCAATTGCAGAGGCTTTAACACACTTGCAAAAGAGCGGCACTTGTGACGATGCACTGGTGCCACACGGAGTGATCAATCCCCGTCGAATCAATGAAAATGCCCGTGAAAATGCGAAGCGATTCAAAGTTGAAATTGGCTACAGGCTGCAAAACTTCAACGATTTATGCGTAGCGGCACAGCTTCGCATTCCATTCAATTTCAGCGTACCGGTAAACAGCGGTTTCAATTCACTGGATGCAGAGGGCGTGCCCATGAACCGGGCAGGCTGGCACAATCACGCGGTATCTGGCGGATTTGCCATGAAACAAGGCAAATCAGGCTGGCTGATCGGCATGAGAAACAGTTGGGGCCAAGAATGGGGCAATCAAGGCTATTGCTGGATTGCTGAAAGAAATCTGCGCGGCAGTGGCTTTGATGCTTACGGTGTTTTTGCGGCGGAACTTGACCCGCAAGCGATACCGCCCGTTTTACAAAAATAAATGACAGAACAACCTGAACCATCGACCAGCCGGGACGTTCCCGACGCTGACAATGGTATTTTACCCAGAAAGAATCGCATGAGCGACACTGTAAGCCGATCAGAATTTGAAAAGGTTCTCAGGCAACTTCAGCGCCGGAAGGGCGAGTTGGCAGAGCTGCAAAACAAGTTCAACGAATTGCAATCAACACAACAGCAGCTTATCCAAGAACGTGATGAAGCCATCACGATTATGGAGCAGCAGACAGAGCAATTTCAGCGGTTTACGAATGAAAACGAGCTGGCGCAAGAAAACGCCATGTTACGCGGCGAATTAAAGCAGATTTACGTGGAAGATGCGATTTATGCGGCACTTCCTGAAGGCATGAATTTACAGCAAGGCGTTTCAATTCAAGAAATTCTAGGCGCGGCAGGAACCAGCCTTGACGACCTGGAAGATTTGACGCCAGAGGTGATACAGGAGGCAATCGGGAAAGCGCATTCCACGAAGCCTTATCTGTTTTTTGAGGCGGCCGGCGCCCAGGCAGGCGAGCAACCTGCCCAAGCCGGCGAAGGCGAAGTTCGCCAACAGACTGCACCCCCAGCCCCTGCCCCATCGCTAAGGGCGTTCGGGGCTCAGGCAGTCGGCGGAGGTTCCGCACCAGAAGCGGCAAGAGACCCAGCCAAAACGGTTGACTGGACTAATCCGGCCGCAGTGAACAGCTATCAGAAAAGTCTGAAACAGTAATAGGAGAGGCGAATAATGCCTAACGATTTTAGTACGTACATGAACACCGTTGCGGCTCGGTTTACTGAGCTTTCGCAACACCTGACACCGCACGCGGCCTATCTTTCGGCGGTTTATATGAACCCCGTTCCTGATACGCCAATGCCACCGAACGCCACCGTAAAAATCAACTTGGTTGATGTTGATGGTGATGTCGTAAACGCTATTACCACAGCGCCGGGAACGAAGAACGTCACGACGACTTCAACCGACCTGGCACTTGATGATATGCCTACAAAGTCTTTCACCGTGACCAGTTACGAGTCGGCACGAGTGGCAGACAATCCGTCACTCATTGACCAAGCCATCAGCAAGGTCATGATTCAGATGATTGAATATCTGAATGCCAAGGTTGCGGCAAAGTTTGTCATTGGCACTTACAACGTCTCTGGCAACACTTCTTCGAGTGTGACAAACACAAACCCGGCAAAGGTGACTTTTGCTGAGTTTGTCAATCTTCGCAAGGTTCTTTCGGCTCGAAAGATTCCTTTGGGAGACCGCGCAAATCTGTTTGTTGTCGGCCACTCAGAGATTTATCACCAGTGGTTGCAAGATGACAACTTTATCAAAGTAGCTGCAATCAGCGACCGTAAAGCCGGCGAGCTGCGCGATAACGGCGTTATTCAGCCGCAATACGGTTTTCAGTTCTTGGAAGATCCACAGTCAGTTACATCGGGAACCGCGCCCAACCTGACATACTCAACGGCGGTATTTCACCGTAACGCTTGCGTATTTGCGGCCGCCCCGCTTGAACCGCCTTCAGGGACAGTCAATTTTCGTTATGCCAATGTCATGGGGATTCCGGTTCTTCTGACATTTTCCTATGACGAAAATCTCGGCGCTACAGGCGGGCCATTTAATCGGATTACAGTCAGAACTCTTTGTAATGTGAAGGAACACCGCAAAGATCACTGCGTTATCCACCGTTCTATCTTGACGGCGTAATTCTCATGCCCCTGAGTGATACACCCGTCACAAGCCGGCTTGACCTGGAAGGCTCTGCAAGAGCCTACCGGGCCTTTAGCCTGCAAATCGTCAATCTGGCAGGATCAGCCTTAACAGGCTGGTCTGCCGGTGACGTATTGGCCGTGGAAGTCTGGCGAGGCGATGAAACCGAAGCACTTGACGACGCGGGCATAACGGCCGCCTGGTCAAATGCCAATAACGGCCTTATCACCATTGCCACCACCGGCGCCCATGAAATACCAGCCAGCTCTTATCAGTGGCGACTGTTGGCAACCTCAGGCGGCCTGACCTATGAAGTTTGCCGGGGCTCTTACACGCTGAAGCCTGCCCCTGGTGATTCGGCAAGTTGCTTGCCGGTAAGCCAGCGCCCTTATACGACCATCGAGGACCTGCGCACGGTTGCCCCCTGGATTGATCAGTGTAAGAGCGAATATGACCGGACGGGCTTTGAAGAGCACCAGATTACCGCCCGATTATGGCTTGATAATGTCGTTATGCGGTCACACAACGACAGATACACGTTTAGCCGCTACACATCGGCCTACGGCCAATATTGGGGCACGCGGCACGATGAACCGCCCGACTGGCTGAAAACGTCAATTGAATCGGGCAAAGGGATCGAATTGACGCCGGCACTGAGAAGGGCCTGCGCTCTTTATGCGTGCCACCTCATTTGTATGGCCCAGGTAAGCATGAAAGAAGATTCATCGGCATACCGTAGAAAAGCCGCTGAATTCCGGGCAATGGCGAATAGCGCCTTAACCGCCGCGACGGTGAAAGTAAAAAGCTATGCCACAAGCCAAAAATACGACGTTGTTATCAATCTCAATGTATGCGTAAGGAACTGACAAATGGCAAAGAAAGCCGCACCGAAAACAGCCAAGCCTGCTGCAAAAAGCAGCACAAAACACAAGGGCAGCAAAAAGGGCTGCACTTGCGACAAGAAACATTGATCTGAGCCAAGGGCCGACAGATGCCACCGATTGCACAAGCCAAAAAGCCGGGTAAGCCTACAGCACCGAAAAAGCCTTCTACCCGTTCGAAAACCGGGAATGACGCTTGTTCACGCGCTGCGAGTAACTGGCAGCTTGCAATTAGAGGAAAGGCGGCTCTTGAACCAGACACATATAAGACGCTGGGCAAATGCCGGGCAATGGCACGGCAAAAAAAGCAAGCCGTTGACCAGGGCAGAACCGGCAAGCTCTCAGAAAAGGGCCAGGCGGCTCTTGAAGGCCGATTACAAAAGCGATTTGATCAGGGCCTTATCACCCAGAAAAGCCGTAGCGAAGAACTCAAAAAACGCCTGCAACAGCGGGCAGAGCGTAACGGCACCACACAAGCCAAGCCACAAAAAGAGACCGTTGCCCGCCTGGCACCAACCGAAAAAGGCCGGGCGGCACTTAGACCCGTTCGCGAGCCTAAGCCGGGGCTTGCAGATACAAAGCGATTGATCAGCCAGGTAAAGGCCAAAGAAAAGGCCAGGGCGGAAACGCAATCAGGCGTTCGGACGCTGAAAACAAGCGAAATTCAGGCCGATCCTGAGCGTTTTCAGTACAAAATGAATACTTCCGGGCCTGTAGGCGTTACGGATCAATTCAAGGAAACAAAGGTCTGGAATAAAGAGCTTGCGGGCGTGGTCCAGGTCTGGAAAGACCCGGCCAACGGCAAAACTTATGTCGTGAACGGGCACCACCGCTACGAGCTGGCGCAGCGGCTGGGCGTGAAGAGCTTAAACGTCCAGTACATCCAAGCTAAGGACGCCGGCGAGGCACGTCAGAAGGGCGCACTAACGAACATTGCCGAGGGGCGTGGAACTTCGGTCGATGCAGGCCGATTTTTCCGCGATTCGAAGAGCCCTGATATTGAATCAGAACTGAAGCAACGCGGGATCAGTCTGTCAGAACGTACCGCTTCGGAAGGGCTGGCATTGCGAGGGCTTGCCCCTCAAATCTGGCGAAAAGTGGTTGATGAAACAACCCCGCTTTCAAGGGCCGTTGCTATCGGCCGATCAGGACTGAGGCCAGAGGATCAATTGCAGCTCTTCAATCGATCAGAAAAGGGCAATTGGACCAGCGGCAAAACGGCCGAATTCGGGCAGGAATTGAAGCGGGCTCCGCTTATGGCTAAGCAGGGCGGCGGGCTCTTCGATGATGAGGAGTTTGTCAACCTGGCGGAATTCCGGGCCATGTTTGCGGACCGGTTTAAAAGCCGGATGCGTGGTGATGCCAATTTATTCGGCAAGATTTCACGTAGCCGAAACGTGAATCGGATTGAGCAAGTCGGTCAAAACAAGATCGATACGACCAGTTCACAGGACCAGGCACGCCAGGCCGATCAAGCCTTGCAGATGTTTGATATCGAACGAAATTACGGGCTGACATCTCGCACGCTTGACCGCTATGCCGGCCAGGTGGCAGGCGGGAAGAAGCTGGACAAGGTTTATCCGGAATTTGAGCGGCGAATCATGAAGCTGCTGGATAACGCCGTGAACAAAGAACAGCGACAGAAAGAAGCCAGAAACCTCAAACAACTAACACCAGAACAGCGGCGGGAAGTTGCCAGACAGCGACGCGCCCGGGCAGGGAGATAAAGACGATGGCGGCCAAAGCACCCAAGAAAGCATCAGCACCAAAGAAGCCGGTAAAACCTTCAAGCCGATCAAAAACGGGCAATTCCGCCTGTTCTCAGGCCGCTTCGAACTGGCAATTGTCGATTCGTGGCAAGGAACCGCTTGACCCTCAGACGTATTCCACCCTGGCGAAATGTCGGGCCATGAATCGGACAGCGAAACAGGCTGACGACCGGGCACGCATGGGCTATAACCTTTCGGATCAAGGCGCGGCCGCACTCAAGGGGCGGTTGCAACAGCGATTTGATCAAGGCTTGATTACGCAAAAGAGCCGGCAAGAGCGATTGAAAACACTGCTGGCACAGCGGAAAGAGAAGCAAGCCGGGGCCACAGCGGCACAGCAAAAGCCGGCTGCGCCTGTAGTTTCAGCTACAACTGAAAATGCAGGATCAAAAAGACTAGCGATATTGCAGGGGTCACTTACTAAGAAAGAAGCCGATCTTAATAGACGGTTTGACGAGCATTTTGCGGATGTTCGCAGCGCAAACGGGCAGCCGTTAAACGACAAAAGAAACGGCCCTTCAACCATGGCCCGCTGGGAGCGTCAAAGCGATAGCATAAGATCAAGCAAGACAGGAATTGAGAAAACAAAACGAGCAATAGAACGAGAGAAAAATTTAATTGACAATGTTAATTCTCTTGAGTTGCCACCAGCAATTAAAACGGCAATGGAAAGCGGCAATATTACTCAATGGAGAAAGCACCCTAACAGATTTTTTGTAAAGGGCGTTGAAAAAGGCCGTATTGTGTATTTTCCCGAAACAGGCACAATTGGACATCATTACCTGATGGATATACCTAAAGAACAATATCCTTTATTTAGAGACACTTATAATCAGCTTAGAAAAGATTTACAAAAGCCGGCTGCTGCCCCTGCTCCGCTTTCGCGGGCTGCTGCATTGGTTCAATCCGTTCGATCCAAGCCCGGTTATGGCGTGGCAAGGGCGAGCGCGGCCGGTAATCGCGAGCTTATCGGCTTGCGGATGAAAGAGAAGAATAAGCCGGCAACCCCACCACCACCTGTAAGAACTCTCGAAGAAGCCAGGGCAGATCGTTACAGAAGAGCAAAAGAGGCGGGAGTACAAAGCAATCCCGACGCAAGATACTGGAAAGCAAGACGGTTAAGGGAATCGCGTAATAATACGAGAACATCACCAGAAGGCAGAGCAACAAGAAAGCAAGCGGCCGAAATGCTGCTATCTCTGCGTTCTCAAGGGCCTATTGGTCGCGGGCTTGCCAGTATCATTCGGGAAAATGCTTTAGTCCGTAGAAGCTGGGGTTATACGGCCAACAACCCAAGAGACGTTACCAACTTTGGGCCGCTTGGTAATGCTAAAAAGATTATTGAACAATCGGCACATGTTAGAGGAAGCATCGAACAAAAGCTTACAGATTCGCAGTTAAAGGCAAAAGAGCTTTTAACCCCTACAGGCAAGCTAAGCCAGGCCAGCGTAAATAAAAGTACCTGGGTAAGTGCTTTAACAAGAGGGGGCACAAAAACACAGGCCGAGGCATTGGTTGAACGAGTTAAGATGCTGCGAGGCTCAGCGTCCGCCGCTCTCAAGCAATTGCGCATACTGAATACGGCAAAAGTCCCACAAAGCAGTTATATCTCTAAGCCTGAATCTTTCCGGGGCGAGAATAACAATCATCTACAACAGTTAAAAGTAGCAATGCAGGGCAAAAAGACTGTCAAAAGCAAGTCCGATTTACCCTCATTTATTGTTCCGATCAAAAAAGCGGGCAAGCCGCCTAAATTCTCGCGCGGCGGGCAGCTTGCGCCGGGGAGAGGGACGGAGGAGAGAAAGCAAGATGCAAGATTCCTGCTGACATTACCTAAGGAAGCTAGATCGGCTATTGTTCTTGCCAAAAGAACTTTTAAAAATAAGGGCACACCAGGTTCTAACCCATTAGGCCCAAGCTATGCACATGATGTTTATGATGCATCAATCAAAGCCCGTAAACAATTCAACGAAAAAGACAAAATACTAAAAAGCACTGCTTATAAGATAATCGAAGCGGGTAAAGCTCTTAAAGATATTATAAAGCCAGCCAAAACAGCATCTGGCTTTACTGTCCGTTCAGCTTATGCCGCTGATTTACAGTTGCCATCATCAATGGGCGGGCCCAAAAAGGGCTACATAGCAAAAATCACCGATACTGACCCGAAATACAAACTTAAACGAGAGTTTCTAAAAGGTAGTTACGACGGAGCAGGCACAAACTACAAAATCACGGAAAAAGGTATTTACGAAACTCAATCACAATCACTGCAAAACCGAAATAAAATTGATCGAACCTACGAACTACAAGGCCGCAACAAAACAAAAGAATTGTGGCTATCCAACGATCAATCTGGTATGCGTCGCGGATCGGTTGAACGTGCTATCAGATTGTTGAAATTATTTAGCAAAAAACAACCATGATCGATTGCACCATCGTAGAGCCGCCAGGAACGTACCCCCTTACGTTTCTGGTTAAAGATATTGAGCCTGAGGGCCGGGAATGGCGAGAAGCCTCTGAGGGCGAAAAACGGCGGTTTTACGAAGTGGCCGGAATTATTGCCGAAAAGGTGAAACAAAGCGAGCTGCAAAAGGGGCTTGATCGGCACGGCCGAAAACTGAAGCCGGTCCGGTATCGAAAAGTCAGATTCCGACGCACCGGTAAGCGGGTGGACGGCGAGCCGTTAATGCCGCACCGGGCGCTATCGAGAACAAGGCGACTGTTGAAATATACAATCACCAGCCTTGGCATTTTGTTCTATTGGCAATCCGGATGGGCTAAAATACTTGATATGCACCGGCGCGGCGCTTGTATCAGGCGCGGCGGGCGGGTGGTTGGCAAGCTGCCAAAACGTGACGTTTTCGGCATCTCGCCAGCCGGCATACAGCAAATCAAGCGTGAAGCCCTTAGCCACTGGAGACGCGGAACAATGCCTAACAAGAAAATCAGTCCGATTATGGAAAATCAGGGGCTTGGTATCGAGCTGCCTTTCGATTCAGGCACGGACAAGAAAACCGGCAAGCCGGTGAAGCCGGTCGAACAATGGGACGTGGAAGATTTCTTGGCGGCGGGTGTCAATGTATTCAGAAACACCAGCAAGAGCCGCGTAAGAAACACCGCAACCGGCACGCCAGGATTAAGAGACACAGGAATTACTGTGAAAGTCGATTTTAAGAACTGGAATTTTGCCAAGTGATCAAAGCCTCTGCCGATGGCAGTTTTGAACAGACTTACGAGGGCATGTTTCGGCTTGAAACAATTAACAATTATGTCGGTCCCTTGGTTGATGCCTGGGCAAAGGTATTGATTGAGGACAACCGGCGCGGGGTAATGATGGGGATTGACGGTGACGGCAACCCCATGCAGCCGACAAAATACCGGCTTTCGCTCAGTCAAACAGGGCCAGGCAGGGCCGGGGATTTATTCTTTAATGCTCAAGGTGAAGCGTTTAACAACTACGAAGCGGGCGGATTATTTCACTTTGCAAGTCTTGGCGGAAGCGGTCAAGGCTTTAAGCCTAACCCATCTGACAACCTGAAAACGTCTCAATACAAGAAAATGACCGGGCCGCCATTGGCGCCACGAGGGCCGGCCAGCCGGGTTATCAGTAATTACCGAATCAATATCTTAACCGGGATGAATCGAATCGGAGTCGAGGGCGGCTGGGATGATATTGTCAGTAAAAAGGGCATTCCCTTCATAGCAGCCCATTTTCACGGGACTACCATAGCGATTGAAAAAGATAATGTCGGCAAAACAGGCTTTAATCAGTCGTTTTACCTGGTTGACCTGCCAAAACGGAATCTTGTCGGGCTCAGGCAGTGGGGAAAGACTCAGGCCACAAAAGAGCTAAACGCCTGGATCAAAATGTTGATGACGATTGTTGATCCGATGTATTGGGGTCCTCAAGGCGCTGGGCATAATCCGAAATTTGTGAGAAGAAAGCGAAGCTGATGGCGCTAAACTTACCGATTGACCCGCGAGCGATAGCATTCGAGGCCATTTATAACCGCGTTAAATTCGATCCTGTGATCAGTCGGGTAATCAAAACATTTGAGGGCGTACCGTTTGATTTGACGCCTGAATCAGCGGCAAAAATGCCAATGATGGTCATAGGCTGCAAGCCTGGCGGAATCGCGACAGCAACACCCAGCACACACGCGGCAATCGTGCAAATTGGCTTTGATTACATGCTTCCAGGCACGGATCATCGCGATATTTTGAACTTCTACGGGGCTCTGGAATCGGCTATTGATCCTTATGGTGATATTAGTTGGCTCAGGGACCCGATAGCAGCAACCGGGCGGGCCGTTTTGTTGAGCGAGCCGGCGTTTATTCAACAGGGTTTTAACGTCGTTCCGATGCCAGCGTTTAACGCGCTGGGCGGTACGGCAATCGTGCAGGTGTCTATCAAAATCAAGCCTTCGAGGTGCTAAGAGAACATGCGTCAGTACATCAAAATCGTAAAAGAGGCCGTTTACAACACACCAGCGGCAAGCCCGGCCGCGGCCGATGTAATCTGGCTGGAAATGGCGGAAAGCGACGCCACGTTAGACGCTAGCCCGCAACTATTCACCATTCGAGGGGCCAGGCCATCGCGGGGAGTGGTCGATATTAATACCGGGGCCTCTCAGTACACCGTTGCCGGCCAATTCACCACGCAGCTTTATCATGAGCAGGCGAATTTCTGGAAAACAGCCGTTTTTGAGCCAACAGTGACAAACGGCATTCCAGACCTGCCAAGCTACACGATTTACCGCAGTTATGCGTCGAATGCCGGCGTGTTTCGAGTCGAACGGTTTTCGGGCGTCAAATTTACGGGCGTAACGCTCAGCGGCTCAAATGCAGCGGCACAGGCCCCGGTGACAATGCAATTAAACCTTGTGGGCAGTCAATGGACCGATACGGGCGTTTCACTGACAGCGCCGGCCTGTAACGACTTTCCGACATCCGTTTATCTTTGGAGCGGAACAGATTTGCTCTTGAATAACACCAGCTTAAAGAGCGTGATGCGAAGCGCGAGCATTCAGATTCAGCATAATACGAACCCGATTTTCCATGCAAATCAGTATGCCGACAGAATCGCCTACTACGGCTGGAATCCATCGCTTTCAGTACAAATGGACCTTGATACTCATGCTTACACCAGTAAGATGATGAGCATTTTGACATCGTTTGCATCGGCTCAATATGCCACGAATAACAAACTTGAATTCACCTATGCAGCAAATAAAAAGGTGACATTTAACCTTTTCAATGTCGTCTGGAATCAGCTTTCGACCAGCCGGCCGCCTGGCGGTGATTTCATGCAGAGCGGTTCACTCAAGCCGTACTATGATTGTACGAATCTTGATGTGACTTGCTCAATTACCAATCCGGCCGCCTAATTTTAGGGCATAAGCTGAAATGACAAGCGAAGAAAAGATACGCCTGGTGCTTGATGTGCTGGGCGTCGATAACGTCTCAAAAGCTACCAAAGAGCTGAGAGACTTAAACCAGCAGATCGGAAGCGTAGGCACGGCATCAGGCCAGGCAGCCGGCTCAAAAATGGCGGGCGGCCAGGGCTTATTGACGCTGGCCTATGCCGTTGATGACCTGCAATACGGCATGCGCGGGATTATGAACAATATCCCGCAAGTAGTACAGGCTTTGGGCCTTGGTGCTGGCATGGCAGGCGTTGCCGGTATTGCGGCCGTTGCTATCGGTCAATTAACACAGCGGCATCCAGAATGGTTTGAATGGACGAACAAGGTAAAACTTGCCCTGGGTGAACTGACAGACGCAATCAAGGCTGAAGAGGCCGCCCTTGAGCGACAGAAAAAGACAGTTGACGAGCTATCAAAGCGTGACAACATCCGTTACGAAGATTATTTGAAATTGATTGCGGCAACCGAAGATTTGAAGGCAAAGGAGGACGCATTAAATAAGCAGCGGGCAGCAGAAAAGGCCGCAGAAGAACAGGCAAAAGACCCTGGCATTTTGGCAAAAGAGAATGTCGAGAAGATGAAACAGGCTTACGATGAGGCCATCGTGCAGCCCGGTTTTGCAAAAGGCGTTCAGGACGCGTCGATACGCAATCGTTTTGGGCAGTTGAGAGAGGGAATTAATGATGAAATGCTCGCGGATTTTGCAAGCAAGTTTGACGGAAAATTTGACCAGGAAGTTTTGGATATGTCGCTGGGCACTGTGAACGGAATTGGCGAAGTTGGAAACCAAATGCCAATCGAGGAAGCCCGTAAAATTATCCTTAAAAAGAATCGACAAAAATACCTGCCCTTGGTTGACCGAGAATTAAGAAAACAGGCAGAGGCGGAAGTTGAGGCGTTAATCGGCGGCATGGCCCAGGCAACGACTCCACAAGAGTTTGAAAAGCTCTTCGAAGAGTTTTCGCGAGTTAATCCGGGCGCAGCCCAGGCCGCACGAGAGCAATTTCAATTCACACGATCAGAAGAAGAGTTAAACAGAGAAGTTGACGAATCGATCAAGGGCGTGAAAGGCGCCACCGCAAAATCAAAAGCATTTGCGGATAAAATGGCAGCAATTGGGCCGAATCGTCAGAATATTGAAAACGCACAAAATCAGGAAGCGATTAAACAGCGGGCGGAAGCTGAAAAGGCCAACGAAGCAGACCTGACACAGCAGGCCGCTATTCGCAATCAATTACTAGGGCAATTTGATCCACTTCAGGCCGCCCTTGTCAGACGCACACAGCTTGGCCGTTTTGGCTCAAAACGCGGTTTGCAGCAACTTGAACAACGCGACATTAACACCATGACGCAAGCCCTCATGCAGGGCGGCATGGGACGCGGCGAAGCGGAAGAAGCGGCGATGCAATCGCTCAAAGGCGGCGAGGAATCATTTCAGCAGCTCGCAGGCCAGCTCGGCCGCGAAGTCGATTCCGTCTCAGAAGGTTTTGCGGCGGCAATAGCGATCATGCAGCGTCAGGCGATAGCATCACAAGAAAGAGAAGCCCGAAACAATCAAGTACGGCAACAGCTTGAAATGATGGGCAATGGCGACATGAGAGCGCCAGCTCGGCCGCAAATGCAGCGACGGATGAGCCGATAAGGGTAAACAATGCCGCTAATCAGCAACATGAGTTTGTCAATTGACGGGCAGACAATTAGCCTGGTTAATGACCGGGTGACAATTAATGAAATCACCACGTATGAACGCAACGCGCCTTCACGCCTGACCTTCGCTCACGAAGCCGTTTTGCCGGCTAATGCCTCATGGACTAATAAACAAGTTGACCTGACCATTAACGGCAATATCGTCTTTACCGGCCGCATTCGTGACCGTCAACCAATACTTGATGAAACGCGGGGCTATACCTACGCCTATCAGGCCCAGGGCTGGGAGTATCACGGTAACGACATTCCTGTTGTTTCCCCTTTTGACGGTACAGGCACAATCACTTTTAACTTGGGCGTGACCGACACCAATTATGACCCGACCTATGCCGGAAAAACGCTTGGCGAAATGATCCGCATTGTTTTAGAGCAGGAGGACACCCGCGCCAGCCTTCAGGCCAACAGGCTCGGGCGTTACACGTCCACAACGGCCAACGGAATAACAACCTGGTCAATCGATTCTCGCACCGTTTCTGACCTGACAACTGACGCTTATTTGTCGGCATTTCGGCCAACAAAATCAGTCACGTTTGAAGGCGACAGCCTTTTCGATTCAATCAGGGGCGTCCTGCAGAATTTAGCGCCGAATCATGTGATGTGGATTGAATACGAAAAATCAGCATCAGACCCCAATAATCCTAATTCTGCCCCTCAGACTTGGGGCATCATCCGATTTTCGGACACGCGCAGCCGGGTTGAAACCAAAACTTTGACTATTGGCGACGATCCAGCCCCCCAGCTCAGGCGCGACTATTCCAACTCATTCTCAAGGGTTGTAATCAAGGGCGGGCCGAATATTCAGCCGGTTTTACTTGACAAGAAAAACGGTGATCTGGTCGAAAACTTCGCCGTTTCGCCCTGGTATGCTAACAACACGGCCGCTAAAGCCGCTTGGAATCTCTCAGTCTGGACCAAAACAGAAGGCCAGACCGTTACCGGCACAGCCCTTTGCCGGCGTCCACGCACAGCCAACGAGGCGAATTCATCGGACCCAGCCTATATTGCCGATCCCGGCAATGCCGTTTTGGCCGATCCAAATTGGCTCTACGTCGATCCATCACAAAATAACCTGACTTGGGCCAATAACGCCTGGAATCAAAACAGTTCGGCTTATCAGGGCTTTCTCTACGTCACGCGCACCAGCAATAGCACCTGGCAGCAGCTTGTGAATCGGCAAGTGGTGTCAAATACCAATCTAACGGCCAACGGCAAGAGTTATTTACAGCTTAACGAGCCCCTGCCGAATACCAATTTCAACAATTTTACAATGGTTGCCCGCAATTGGCCTGGATTACAGACCTGGCGGCGGTATTTAATTACAGCGAATACGTCAGAAGGTAAGCCGATAGGCCGATATGCTCAACCGGCCTTTCCCACGAAAATTCCCTGGCTGAAAAATGACGGGACACCGCTTAGCTTTGTTGAGTCGGGCATTGCCCAGGTCCAGTATTCCAGCAGCGGAAACGAGCCCTATCAAAATGCAATGTGTGGTTTTCAGATCGACCGGTCAACGCAATCCCTCATCTTTGATAAGCCGCTGGTGATGTTTTTTGGTGATCAAACCAGCCTGAACACGGGCGGGGCGAACGTGACCGGGCAGCCGTCAAATATCCGCGTTTTGTTGCCCGTTTCCACGTCGGCACTGACTGTCACCGTTCCGGCCGATACGACCGTTGGCAACGTCACAACGGCCAACTATAACGGCACCAGCAGCACGATAGACGGTATCAATCGGACGATGTACGTCAATTATGCGCAGTGGATCAGCGAGGATGATAAGGGCATTATGAGCCAATGGGGGCGGGAAATCCTTGATAGTGTGAAAGACACGGTTATCGAGGGCACCGCTTATCGGTACAGCTACGACCCTGTTTTCCGGCCTTGCGTCGGCATGGCGTTTGTTGACCCCTGCCACGCAAATAACCCCCTGGCTGATTACACGACCGATATAGTGGGCAGCCTGGTCAAATTCAATCACGGGCAAAACGGCGAAATTCTTTACCATACGGAATACGCATTAAGCAACAAGCGGGCACAATATCGCGGCTTTGAGGGCTATTTGCACCCTCACATATTAGACTTGTCGTATGAGTCACATATCGAGAAGTTCAAAGGAGGCATAAAATGACAGAGATATGGGCTCGAATTGTTGAGATGGAGCGGCGAATTTCTGAAATGGAACGCCAGGTGAGAAACATTGAGATTGAGAACGTTAAACTGGAAATGCAAATTTTACAGCTTGCCAGTGAACCAACCGTGAGCCTTCAAACGCCATGATCGACTATTGGGGAAGGCTTTTAGAGCTTGAAAGGCGCGTTTTGCGTCTGCAATCGCGGAAATTTCAATTGGAACAAAAAAGGGCTGAATTGCAGCAGAAGATAAATATTATTTCGAGTGGCAGCTTTGCGAGGTCAAGCGATCAGCTAAACGGGCTTGTGTCATGGGCGAATACGCTTGAAATGCGGCTCGTGCAAGTGTTATTGCCAGATACAACGCTTTACACCGACCCCGAAAACAGCCAAATTGCCCAGCTTGAGCATATTGGATACCCGCCGCGTGATATTTTTTATATGTTTGCACTTACCAGCCAGGACAAGCTATTCAGTTGGCACACATTAAATAAGGATGTCAACACTTACCAATCAACTGTAAATGGGATTGGTTACACGTTTCAGCCATACACTTTAAACGAATCATTTAATGATGGATATCTTGGCTCGTCGCTTTTGCAAATCGAAATCGCTTTCGGTTCAAGTGCAAATGCAACTGACAGAAGAATTCAATTAGCAAAAAAATCAATATTAACATTTGATAATCCAACTAACGGCGTTCAAATGTTAAACGGTGATTCTTTTACGCAAATCGGTTTTGCCAGCGGTGGACCGCAAGCCGGCACTACAGGCACGATGACGATTGAAGTACCGGCAAAAGCGTTTGGGCGTTCTTTTGGCGGAATTTATTATACAGACAATGCCGGCACAGCCACGCTAGAAATTAGATGGTCTTAAAATTTCTGCCCTGAAATTTTAATTAAATCACTGCCATTAAAGATTGTTTCAATAAAAAAGCCCCGGCGGTGAACCGGGGCGGGGTGGTAGGTTTAGTTCAGTTCGATTGTAGCTTGATTGACGCAATGAACATTTACGCTTAGCCCTGCAAATAATGTTTGCAGTTTGCTTTCGTCAGACTTTACAACAGTTGTTTCATCTTTGAAACAAATCTGGATGTAATTTTGACCGTAACAACTGCATGATTTGACGTTTGCTTTATAACCTGCTGATTTCAAAATGCTTTTTGCTTGTGCTGCGTTCATCTCTCTGCCCCTTGCTGAGTTGTTTTGTTTGTCACTGCCTTACACTATTTAATATATCGACTACTGGATACGAAGTCAATAATAAAAATAGAAAAAGTAAAAATATTTTTACAGCACCAATAAAAAAGCCTTGAACCGCTGCAAACGATTCAAGGCCGGTTTGTCCAACTGGGTGCTGGAGTATTTAGTATAGCATTTACTCCTCTGCCCTATCAATCAATCGCCTGACCACCTCGCCCCGCGTCACGCGCCACTTCGCAGCAATCGCCGCCAGCTTGGCCGCCGTGGTCTGCGATAACGCGACGCTGATCTGCGCACGCTCGCCCAACGACGCAATTCGCTTCTCTCGCTCGCGTGGTTTGGGCTTGCGGCCCGGCTTTTGAGTGCCGGCGCGGTTGCGGGTGCCGACTGGTCGGCCTCGTTTGGGTTTGTCTGCTGATTCGTCTGACATTCTGGTTGTCTGGCCAGCGTTACACTGGCCCCAAAAAAGGATAGTGTCAAGCTCCATCCGGTCATTGTCGCGGCCTCCTGCCGTGGGGTGGTGTGATTATTTCTGGCGTTTTACGGCGTCAAGATAACAGTCTCTTGCACCGTTATTTAAATCTCGAATTTCCTGCATCGTCACTTTGAATCCGGGCGGGAATTTCGAGCATCTCAAATCAACAGAACCATCACGATTTTTCGTAATTGAAAACACAAGATCCATTGTCTTGTGAGTGACCGTCCCGGCTTCAAGATCACAGATAAAATCATTCATCAGAAGCCCCATGAATTATTAATGATCTTATTGTTATGTGTCACAGAAAATCCGTTTGTTTTTCCGTTTTTTTTCATTTTTACCGTAAGTTTTTCATTAATCACATGATCAAAATGAAACCAGTCACCTTTTTTAGTCACTGTTACATTTATAATCTTGTGTTCAATTTTACGCGGATAGTTGCGAGTGCCAGACCATTCTATCCAGCAAACAGTACATCCTTCAAAAACCTGTTCATCTTTCTTTTCAGGCTTCCAGGCTTTTAGCTGGTCTATTTTTTCATTTGCTTCTTCGAGGTCATAATAGTTTGTTTTATTATAATGCTTCGAAGTATGATGCCATTCACAAGGCGTTAAAACCGCTTTGATTGCGGCTGGAGAAATGCCAAGAATTTTTCCCAGCTTTGTTGCCGGAAACCGATCATTTTCTTCGGCATAAACGGCGTTATTACTTTTTGAGAATCCGCTATATCCGGCCATTGTCTTTTTCCTATCTGCTGAGTGATTGCCCCGGCGAACCGGGGCGGGGTGGTGGGTTTAGATTGACATTGCCAGCATAAAGATGCGTGTCTTTATCTGGTCGCTCAATCGCTTGCGACGGTCGCCCAGATTAGGGTTGTAGTCGCTGACCTTGCCAGCCAGTAGTTGGCGGTCATGTTTCAGCAGGCCCATGACGTTTGATCGCTCTTGGCTTGTCATTGGCTTTCGAAGATTATTGATTTGTCGCTTGGTCATCTGTCTGCCCCTTGCTGAGTTGTTTTGTTTTCTCTGCCCTACGCTATTATTTATATCGGGTTGATAGTACGAAGTCAACATAAAAAATAGAAAAATAAAAAAATATTTTTGATGATATAGTTTAAACGCATAATTCATATGCACTTGCAACTGTTCGGAATTTCCGAATAGTTCAGCCAATCTCCTCAGCCGCCTGCCGGGATAGATCAGTCTTAACCTTTGCATAGATTTCACTGGTTTTGGCCGTGGCGTGGCCTAGAAACGCTTGAGCGGCATCCAGGCCATATTTATCCCGTACCATCGACCCGGCCAAATGCCGAAGCTGGTGCGGGTGCCAATGCGCCACCCCTGCCCGTTTGCATGCTCGGTCGATGGTCGTGGTATAGCTATCGACCCGCATTTTAAACAGTCGATCATCTGGCGACAATCCAGCCGACCGGCGAGCAACGATTGCGCGTGCTTGCGGCCCCAGGTGAATCTCCCGCTTGTGGCCTCGCCATTTATTTTTATGCTTTTCAGGCCGATAAACGTTATCCGAAATCTGCCGGGTGGTCATGCTCAAGACCTCGCCTGACCTCATGCCGGTAAATATCTGCAGGTCGATCAAATCACGGATCACATCCGACACCACCGCCTTGACCGCTTCCACGTCTGCAATCGGCACGGGATCGACCTTTTTGGCTTGCTTGGCGGGCGATCTGCCCGGCTTGAGCTTCGGCACTGTCTGTAATGAATGCCAGACACTTGCCGGAAGTCTGTCAGTCATGGCCGCCCAACGAAACAGATTCAATGTGTAGTTGTGCCATTTATTGATAGTAAGGATGCTTTTGCCCGTATCAACCCACGCCTGGCGAAGTTCAAGAAACTTGGCTGGGGTAAATGATTCAGCCTGAATTGTTGCAAACTCTTGCCGCAGCAACCAACGGATCGCAAGGCCGATCATTTTCGGCTCGCCAGAGGCTTGAGGGTAGTTTTTAGGTAAGTTACTCAAATACTCATTAACTATTTCGCCTACGGTCATTTTTGGCCGATTCTCGACCGGTAAAATCACAGCCTGACCGGTAGAAGTGATATTCGCCAATATCGCTTGATAAGCAGCTGCCGCTTCAGCCGACCCGGCGTGGCCTAGATAGATGGTCACGCTATTGAACAAGATGAACGCCTGCCCGGAATGAGCATGATGGCGTAAAGTTGGGACGTTGTGCTTAGGGCGTCCCATATCAGCAAAAACATCGATAATTGAGTACATTACTCAAAAACTCGGCATTTTGACGGGAGTACATGTAGGCAGGTGACAAAAATAAAATAGCATAAAAACAAATCTTTGGCAAAATACACCCGGAGGGATTCGAACCCCCGCCCAACGGATTAGAAAAGCGTTTTTGTGGCTTAATCATCGCATTGGTCACAGGCTCTACTCATTTATTCAGGTGGTTAGGATTGGCCGTCGTCAAATTCTGGTAAGAACTTGGCGTAAAGCCTGTCTTTTTCTTCGGCTGGCAATTCCATAAAAGCCTTAATAGCTGTCATGACGATAGCCGCCTGCTTTGGTTTGCGATTACCGAACCAAAGTTGCGAAGTCCTTAACCGGCCTATTTCCATATCAAGGTATGCCATGATTGACGGCATTACCCTAATCTGAAGTCTAGCCGTTAAGTTATCTAGCTTAGACACAGATACCCTCCTTTCTGCATTAACTATTATCATTCAATAAGTAGATGTAGTCAAATCGTAAAATTCGTACAAAGTTTCAAAAAATATTCAAAATACTAATTGACTACAATTCGTGATGGTATTAGAATCTTTTCGTAGTCAGTTAGTGAAAGGAGACACATGCCAGCGGAACCACTCGACCGGCTTGAAACGCGAGTCAAAAAAGAAACGAAGCACGCGCTTCGAATCTTTTGCGCGGTCAACAACATCACGATTCAAGAGGGTGTCGAATTGGCACTCTCAAAGCTTCCATTGCCAAAAAACGCAAGCGAGGTAATGCCCAAAAGAAAAAAGAAAATTACGTCCGCATAAAAAATAACCCCCGCCTTGCAACGAGGGTCAACCGTTCCTTATCCGAGGAGTCTCAAGTGAATTTTACAGGAAATCAGTCAGCAAAGCAAGGAGGCCAGATTTGAGCGTTATACAGCCAACCACAGGGCCGGCGCTGGCCGCCGCGATTGACCGCAATACTTATTGCGGATCAGCCGATACGGCCGGAATTCTGGGCGTCGATGGGGCCTTTTCCAGCCCCTTTGAAATTGCCATGAGAAAAAAGGGCCTGACACCACCTACCGAATCGAATGAAGCGATGGAGCTGGGCCTGTATCTGGAAAACTACGTTCTGAGACGATACCAGGACGACCAGGCCGCTAAGATCGGCCGCACTCAAGTTTTCTACCGTCATCCAGATTGGGAGTTTTGCGGGGCCACTGTTGACGGCCTAGTTTTCGACAATGGCAATCCCGTCAAGATTGTTGAAGCGAAAACAACGGCCGATTACAAATGGGATGATGTACCGGAGCGTTATAAGGCTCAAGTGCAGTGGCAAATGGGCATATCGGGCATTTATCAGGCCGATCTTGCCGTTTTGTTCCTGGGCAGCTATGCCCGCAAAGTTGAAATCTTCCAGATACCCTTCTCACCTGAATTCTTTGAAGGTGCCTTAGATCAGGTGATTGAATTCTGGTTGCGTTATGTACGCGGGAAGGAATTGCCACCGGTCGATTATCGATCAGGTACAACCGACCTGCTGAAAGCGATCCAGGCCACGCCTGGGAAAGAAATTAATATCGACAACCTGGCCGACGATTTAAGGCAGTTGGTTGAAATTAAGGCACAAATTAAAGAGCTGGAAAACCGGGAAACGGAAATGACAAACCGTTTTCGGGCAGCTCTTGACGATGCAGAAATAGGCCTGATAAACGGCAAGCCGGCTTTCACGCTAAAAACCACAGCGGGCCGCAAGTCGTTTGATCAGGAGCGTTTCAAGGCGGATCATCCAGAATTGTTTGCAGCCTATCAAAAGACGGGCGCACCTCACAGAACACCACGCATAGGAAAGGCTTTTGGCAATGGCGAATAATAACAGACTGGCAACGATACCTGTAACTGAAGATTTACCGCGTCGGAACGTGATTGAACCGGCGACACTTGACGAAATCATGACATACGCCGCAATCGCGCTGAAGAGTCAGTATTTTGGCGTCCGTAGTGTCGAAGAAGCGGCCGTTAAGATTTTGCTCGGAAAAGAGCTGGGACTATCGACGTTTCAGGCCATGATGGGCGTGTCAGTGATTCAGGGCCGGCCAAGCCTATCGGCCGGGCTTGTTTCCAGCCTCATTAAACAGTCAAATCGTTATGATTACCGGGTAAACGAATGGAGCGCCACAGCCTGTAAAATTTCGTTTTACCAGGGCAACCAGCTTTTAGGTACGTCAGTTTATACGATTGAAGATGCCAAGCGGGCTCAACTGGTTAAACCTTCATCAAACTGGGAGAAATACCCGAAATCAATGGTATTTGCCAGGGCCATTACACAAGGCGCCCGGGCCTATACGCCTGATATTTTCATGGGTCCGGTTTATACGCCTGATGAAATCATTGAGGGCGAAATTATTGATGTCAATGTCGAACCATTGACGGAAACACTGTCAGAGCCCGCACCAGAGCCCGCGAAGAACGGTAAGCCGAAAGTACAGACCACGCCAGCCAAGCCTGCGCCTGAGCCAATCCCAGAGGCCGTCGAAACACCCTGGGAAGAGCCTGATTTATCGAAGCCGGCCGAGAGTCAACAGCCGGTCGAAATGCAATCGCAAGCGCAATCGTTCGGCGAAATCGTCACCAAGATCGATAATTGGGCCTCAAAAGCAGCGGATGAATACGCACGCCGGGGACTGGCTCAATACGGGCACCCGGGGGCGGTCATAAATACCATTTATGAAACAATGGCGAATGAAACAATTGTTAGCGGCAAGGCCACAACTTACCGCCAGAAAGTAAATGAAATCGCCAAGAGTAACGACAATTGGGAAACAACGCTTTCGATGCTGAAATATGCAGCGGGGCGAATTGCAAGCGAACATCAGGCAGGGAACTGATGCACGTTTACGGGGCCAGGCGGGGCTCTCGGGGATTTCCAGCCGAGAGCCGGCGAGTTCGATCTCGCCCCCTGTGTTCCGGCTTGGTACTACAACTCACCAGGCCGGGCTCTGAGTCCATTCATCACATGAATCGACAAAGAGGTATATCCAGGCTGCCGGGCGGCTTGTTGTCGCCCGGCATTTACAACACGGAGGTACAACGATGCTGGTTCTTAGTCGGAAGAAAAACGAATCTCTGATCATTGCGGGCGGGGCTGTAAAAGTGACAGTCGTAGAAATAAGGGGGGATAAGGTCAAACTAGGGATTGATGCCCCGGAAGATATTGACGTGAACCGCGAAGAAATCTGGGTCGAAAAGCAAAAGGAATTGGATAGCCAGGCACAGAAAGCAGAATAAACAATGCGGCGCGCGTTTGTTCCTGAAAACTGGGTTTGTTCTGAGCTGAGCGACGCCGCTTTTCGGACGCTAACCGTACTGGCATTGCATAAAGACCGCCAGGATCACGTTTATGTGTCAAATGACAAACTTGCCAGCATTCTCAAAAAGGATGTACGGCGAATTCAATCCGATTTAAACCAAGCAATTCAACTTGGTTTTATTTATCGAAAATATGATGAAAAAGGCCGTCGATATTTCCTCTTAATCATGGACAAAATTACAGATGACGCGCAGCGTCACCCCATGACGGAAAACGACATGACGGAAAACGTCACCCCACGACGCGCCACGCCGGGGGGGGATGACGCGCAGCGTCAGGGGGGGATGACGCCTAGCGTCACCTCCCCTAATAACCCCTATATAGGAATCAATCTATCTTTCCAATCTACTATTACAACTGATGCTACAGAACCCAGCAGCAGCATTGAAGATTTTTCGCCAACTGATGATCAAAACATCGAGCCTTTTGAGTCGGGGGCTGGTCCAGAAAACCGATCACTTCGAATCGTGCCACGAATTGAAAGCCAGCCGATTGAATTTATTCCGGTTGACCTGGGCGAACTGAAGTCAAATTTTATCGCGGTGTTCGGTCCTTATGCCGAGCCGCTCACACGTCGCATTGATCAAGCGATGGTTGACACAGGCTTTGTTGCCTGGGCTCTGGAGGAGTGCAAGGGCAAGCCAACGCCCTGGAAGCTCTTTCAGCACAAAGTCAAAACGGATTGGGCAGACGGGGCCTGGGTAAGCCCAAAACAAGCCAGGCAAGAAGCCAAGCGATTGGCTGAGGAGCGTAATAAAGCCTTTCTGGAGAGTCTATCGTGATTGAAATTGAAATTAAAACAGAGCCTTGGGTAAGGGGCTGGGTGCAATCGCTCTTTTCCCAGCGAGGAATACCACTTGATGATTCGCAAGAAATCATCGGGCTACAGTGGGAAAATTGGAAACGACTGTTGTTTGAAAACGGCCTGATTCAGAATCAGCGGCTTGCCAGCCAGGTTGCTTATTCGTTTTCGACCCATCGCGTTATCGGTGGCGCTGGTCGAATCTTCGAACATTTCGCGGCGTTTATTGCTGAAAAGCCGGCCGAATTGCGAGAAGAAGCAGAGGCCCGCTATGAGATTCCAGACGGCCACAAATGCCGAATCTGCGATAACCTTGGGGTCGTGATGGTTCCCGTCGTAAGGCATAAAGACGGAGAAATCAGACGGACAAAAAAGGCTTTTGCTTGCACCTGCGAGATCGGCAAAAACCGCTATTCCGGTTTGATCATGATTAATTCTGAGATTGCCGACGCACGATTAGCAGAGGAAAAGATTGAGTATCAAAACGCTTGCGATTGGCTGGAATCAAGGGGATTGCCACGCAAGCCGACATTCGGCGAATTCTGGCAGAATCTGCTGAAACGAGATCAGCCAAAGGCCGGAAAAATCAGGCCAGAGCAAAACGAGCAGCGTTTGAGCCTTCAGGCTTACTACAACGGGGACGAAAGGAGCGAGTGGCAATGATGCAGTTTTACCCTGGCGACATTGTGAGAGACAGGACCGGCACCATCGGAATCGTGACGGAAACGGTCGAATTCGAGCCAAATAAATTTAAAGCGGAACGGACGCAAGTATCCGTTACCGTGCATTTTGCAAGCGGCAAGGAAACGAAATATACGAAACTTGCCATGAAGGAGCTAACCCTTATTCGCGAGGCAATGACGGGATCAGTGGCAGACAGAGAGCCGGCGAAGATGATTAAAAGGTTTATTCAAGAAATCAGGGGGGCGGAATGATGATTGAATTCTTCGTTGCCGGCATTCCCAGCCCATCGGGTAGTAAAAAGGCATTCATGCACCCGAAAACAGGCAAAATTGTCGTGATGGATACGGCCAAAAATAAGGGCACTTGGCAAGCCCTTGTTGCGATGCACGCTCAAAAGGCAATGACAGACGCGGGGGCCGAAATGATTACGGGACCGGTCAAAATGCTGGTTGAATTTTCATTCACCAGGCCGAAAAGCCATTTCGGCACCGGCAAGAAATCAAGCCAGGTGAAAGAGACGGCGCCCAAAGCACACACGAAAAAGCCAGACCTTACGAAGCTGATTCGATGCACTGAGGACGCTTTAACGGGGATTGTCTGGCAGGATGATTGCCAGGTAATCGAGCGGGAATCGTCAAAGGCTTACAGCTCTGAAAATGGCGTATTTATCAAGGTTTGGGGGGTGTGATGCGGGACAATACCTTGTTTTTTTCAGGCACTTTTGCGGAGTACGCAACGAACGCCGACAAGCTCGATTCGCTTGACGTGGTGGAAATGGTGATGGCGATTGAAGATAAGGTGGACCGCGAAAAACTGTTGAGCGCTGAAGATGTCGTTTGCATTGGTCAAGTCAAGGAAAAACTAGGGGCCAACTGGCCTTCGACATTTGAAGAGATGGACCAAAAAACGAAAGAAGAATTGACCCGAAACGGGCTAGGGGTGGACAGATGAACGAACAAACGACGCTGCTACAATCCTGCCAGGTAATACGTGAACAACGGCGGATTATCGATGATATTATCGACCGATCCGCCCAGGGGCCGATTCGGCTCAATTACGAAGAATCATCAGCACTTGCCAAGGGCGAAGAATTCCGTCAAACAGTGCTGGCAGGGCTGAAAAAACAGGGCATTGATACAACGGCTAGACTGACGAAATTTCAAGCGTGAAAGCCACTTGGTAGGGCAGTGGCAGCGGTAAAGGAATGGTTGCAACCGCAAGAGGGCACGGACGCCCGATATTTCAAGGGGAAAGCAATGAGCGAAGAAATTGCCAAGCTAAAAAGTGATATTGAAAAACTAAAGGCGGTGCTTGAAATCGATTACGATATCTGTGATGGGCCATTGAATCCATTTTTAGATATTGTTTGGAAGCTAATTGATTTTAAAACGCAAAGGCTGGAAATGCTGGAAAGCAGTGGTAATAAATTGAGCTCTGGACTGTCTGAGCATGTCCGCAATTTTGTATTAGAAAAGTCAGGCACTCTTGCGGAAATAAGCCGTGTTACAGGTGTACCCAAAACCACTCTGGGCGGCTGGTTAAATGGCAAAAAAGACCTGACAACGGGCGTTTTCGATAAGGTGTGCGAGGCTTATGGCATCATTGCGATGTTTAGACGCGATTTAATGTCTGACAAGGCTAGTTTTGAGCAGATCGCAACGCCCGATGTGGTGCTGGCACTGGTAGATGAAAGTAAACGATTAAAAGAACGATATGACGAGCAAAAACTGCTTTCCACAAGGATGATCGAGCATGCGGCAGAGCAGAGGAAAGAGATTGAGCGGTTGAGGGACAGGCTGGAAGAGCTTGAATGCCCAAACTGCGGTAATCAGCCGAAATTCTGCATGTGTGAAGTCGTACCGTTGTCTGGTAGTGAAATTGATTTCGTGACCAAAGGGGTTAATAATGCCGATCAAGCCTGAATCTATCACCAAACAACAGGCGGAAAAGTTCGCCGAATTAATGGACGCCGATTTTGGGCGGTTCCTGAATGATTACCAGGCAATCCCGATTGAAAAGATTGCCAACGCACTCATTGAGGTCGGGATTGTCAGCCCACCGGTGTATTGCGAGCGCTATCGCGACGGGAGATTAAAAAAGACACCGTTCGGGCATATTCTGGTTTTTACAGAGGGTGAAGAACACTGGAAGGGGCAAGCAGAATGAGCCGAGAACCAATTTTTGCAACCTGCCCGAGCTGCAAAAGCCGCGTCGGTTTTGATCGTGAGAAGGATGTCGATTACGAATCAGCCAAGGCCGCTGAAAGCCAATTGCGAGCCACGATTGCCGAAATGCTTGATGCAGGCAGGAAGGAGAAAAAACGAAGAGACCTGGTTGAAAATGACCTGAGAAACAGAATAAACGAGCTGGAATCAACAATTAGCTGGATGCAGGAAAACAGGCGCACCAACTGAAGGAACAGCGATGAAAACTATCTACTTGTCTCCGCTAGAGTTACAAACCGCTCTTGACAAAAATTTTTCGGCTTATTATTGTCAAGATAAGCTAGATTCATTGTGTTCAGAAATACCGATTACCGAAGATCAAGCCGAAAACATAGCCGATAAAACCATAGCCAAGGCCGTGAGAGGCCAGGGCCTTTCGCTGGTAGGGATGGAAAGCGCTGAGGGCTGGAAAGAGCCGGCACCTTATCAGCCCTGTAAAATCTGCGATAATGGCCGCAAGCTGGCAACGCAAAAGAGCCAATTTGCCCTGTGCATTGCTTGCACCAGGGCATCAATGCCACTTGAGCGATTAATCACGGTGGCGCTGAAAACGCTAAATGCCAACGTGGCAAAATCGCGACTTTTCACCAGCCTGGCAATCCAGGCAAGAGCCAATGCCCAGCGATTGCAGCGGGCAAGCGTCAGGCGGCCAGGAAGCGGGCGACGCGGAGCCGACCCAGGCAGAGCCGCAATTGAGAGCCTTAAGGGCCGCAAGTAATGCCAGTAAAGCGACCCTGGCACCGTCAAGAAGATGAATCGGAATATGCCTACAAGCTCTTTGAAGCGTATCTGGCACTTAAAGGCACTCGAAGCATACGCAAGGCCGTAGCCGCCTATTCTGAAAAATCGCCAGTCCCAGCAAGTAATACAAATGCTGGAATAATTAGCAAAAACCACAACTGGAAAGCCCGGGCGCTAGCTTTTGACCACCATAAGCAGGAAAAACAAGACGAAGCAATCCGGCAACGGCTGCACCGAGAGCAAGCCGTTTTAGCAAAGAAGCGGATCAAGGGCCGGGAAATCGTTCTCGAAGAAGCGATAAGGCACCTTGAAGCAATTCAAAACCGCAACCTGGCAGGGCTTGAAGCCGGCGAGCTGCAAAAACACGTTGCTATTTTGCGGCAAACATTCGAGTTAATCGGGCTGGGGACGCTAGATTCTGAACACCAACTACGCAGCCTACCTCAGAAAGCAAGCGGCCGAATTCGAAGCGTCAAAACAAGCCAGGACCCGGAAAGACTACTCGGCTTACAAGACCAGTCCAACGCGGTTCAATCTGGAAGTATTGAATCGGAAGCCGTATTGGACGAAGCAGATAGAGATTTGCAGGGCAGCAGCGGACCCGAAAATAAGAACGATTCTGGTTCCAGCGGGTAACGGTGTCGGCAAGTCGTGTTTAGGGGCGGGTATCGCGCTTTGGTATCTGT